TTTTGTTTCCTGTACATTTCTGGTTCGTCATCAAGCTTCTGCACTTTGATTGTGGGGTCTTGTAGTACTGTCATGTTGTAGTCAGCCTTAGCTAACGCAGCCTTGCTCTCTTCGTCCTGTATGGACGGGGCATTGCATACAAGCACCTCACCGGAAGACTTGTTCATAACAATCCAACCCCCGAAAGGTTTGTCTACAGCAGCAGCGTACAAGTACCCTTGCAGTACGTACCCGAACGGATCACTATCTTTAACTTTATTGTAGTTTGAAAACTTATTCATGTAGGCGTATGGACTTGAAGTCTTAATGTCCCATACCTTACCGTCGATGATTACATCAAGGGTGCCATTTACTTTAATGCCAGCAACTGTAAGAGATACCTTTTCTTGGTACGCCTCGACGTTTATGCCAGCCTCTTTCATTTCAATGTACATCAATGTCTCAAGCAAGTCCCCGAACAGGAACCGATTGACAGAGTTGTAGTCCATCTTCTTCTTAACCGCAGTGCCGTCCCGCTCAAGCTGCTGCTGGCATAGTGGTTTGCCTAAGCCTGACATGCGGGGTCGCCATTTTTGATGTGCCTTTTCATTAGAGAATTGGCGAGCGACTGAGCTTGCCGCCTCTGCACCAAAAAAAGCGATAGTCTCAGGAGAGAGTTTCCTCTCCCCCGAAACCACACCTTGCAAATAAATCTGCAAATACTCTTTAATGAGGTTAGTCATTAGAGTCGAGAGCCTCTACAATTTCTGCGTCAGCAAATTCGCCACGGGCGTCCTTGTACTCTGACTCAATGTAAGCATTGTGAGAGTTAACCGACTCAACAAACTTCTCAAGAATAGGCACATCAGCCGCAGGATCAAACTCAACGTAATCCTTAACGTCGATCTTTGACTTGTAGTAGATGTTGCCCCCGTACTTCTGTCGCAGGGTAGAAAGCTTTGCTCTAGTATTAAACATCAGCTTACCCTGCTTCTCTAGGGTCTTGATCCAATCCGCAACAGGCATGAAGTTACTGCCTCGTGCGTACCAGACAACTGGTGTAGCTGCGATCTCATCAGTCTCAGCAGTGCCGTAAATAACTTGGGCACACTTGACGTTAGCTTGAAGAGTCCTCTCTGGGTCGTCAGGGTCTAGCAGTGCCAGTTCCTTTTTACCCAGCTTACCACAACGAATGCCACCCGAGTTATCAAAGAACTCGTCGCCAAACGAAGCTGCTTGGACTGTCATGCTCCCATACGTCTGCTCTGCATTGTCCCAGACGGTGTACATATACCGCCGCAGGAAAGGTCGGAACGTCAATTCCTTTGTGTGTTGCCAGTTACCTGAACTGTCCTTGAACTTCCACTGACCTCTAGGAAGGGTGTTGCCTTCTTCGTCCTCAGTGTTGTGTTCAATAGAAAGCTTAGGCAGGAAGTCAACACTCTTTGTTGAACCTCCCGCGTCACTGGACTGTCCTAGCATCGCCATGATAGCAGAGGTGTCTGCCTTATCAGCCGTTACAAGATCAGTTAGTGATGGGGTTGTTACTACAGCTAAGTTACTCATACGTTAAGTCCTTTCATAGGTTCCAACCTCTGTAAGGTCAGACCAATTGCTTCCAATCTTTAACTCTATACCAACAGGTATATTGTAGTCAACCCCAAATCTCAAAGAACACTCGTCCTTGAGACTTAGCATCGCTTCTTTCATTAGCCTAATACTAATCTCCTCTTCATCGGGGTGAACGTCCATTACTATACTATCGTGTACTGTATTACAGATCAAGCTTTTTAATCTGTTTTCTTTTATTTTTCTACTAAGAACTACTAGTGCAACCGGCAACAGGTCGGCTGTAGCAAATCCTTGAACAGGATAATTCTTTATTTGTGTAGAGTTAGAGTATCCACCATTAGGATATTTCCTAACGTTGGGGAACATGTACTCCCGGCCAGACGGCAGCGTTATCTTTTTCCTGACCAATGCCTCGTTGCATAGCCTTTGCTGCCACTCTGCAATGCCAGAGTACTTCTCAAGAAAAGTGGTGTAGTAACGGCGTTCTGCCTCGGTCCCTGTTGTGCCTCCGTATAGGGGCTTAAATGTGTGGGCCTTTGCATCTTGCCGAGATACACCAATCACTTCTGCTGTGTACGAGTGTACATCAACATTGTTGTTAACGTCTTCGATTGCCTGTTTGTCTTGAGATAGGAACGCAGCCACCCGAAACTCTAGCTGGCTGTAGTCCCCTTCAAGTATCTTGCCGTTCTCGAACCGGCTTACAATTGCAGCGCGAACAGGGAACGTACCGCTTCTTGGCATGTTCTGGAAGTTAGGGTTGCGCGAAGATAAACGGCCTGTTGCTGTTATGCACTGCATAAACTGTGGGTGTATGTATCCATTTCTGTTTGTGTTAATCTTAATGTTTTCTATAAATGTATTGAGGTATGTAGATAAAGCATTATACCTCATATACTTTTCAAGAAACTCTCTTTTCTGCCCGTCAACCTGTAACAGCTTGCTGCGTATGGTCGTCATGTCTGTCTTGAAACCGTGAACAGACAGGTCTTTCTCATTCTCTGGTCGCAAGCCAATACCGGCAATGTCGTTAGTCTCATGGTAGGTAGAGCCTCTACCAAAGCACACCTTGCACTTGCGGGGCATACCGTAGCTGCCATCCCTACGAACAAACTCTACCCGCCCACGTTCGCCACAGGTGGTGCATCCTCTACGTTGTGTTTTATTGAAGGAGCGTACCTTGGGTCGGTAGTTAATAATAAAATTACGGGTCGAGGTTGTTCTGACAAACTTTTTCTTCCGTTTGCCATCCTTGAGTACAGTGCCTAAGTCGAAGTGAGACTTCCAAACCCTCTTGTCCTTAACAGTCAGAGAGTAGAAAAGCTTCGAGCGATCTTCAGCAGAGGCAAGGTTTATTGGCGTGTCACCACACAAATCCTTTAGTGCGGCGTCTAGGTCTTCTTCTAGTTGTGCATGTTCTCTTTTAAAGTCTCCTTCAATTTGTCTTATCTTATCCCCGTCAACCTTGATGCCGTTCGTTTCGATGTCACAAAGAACACGACAAACATCCATGTGAAGCTTGACTACAGGTTCCATCATTGTGTGGCCCATTCCTTCAAATCTATATCAAGCAACTCTGCTTGCACCATCGCAAGGTCATACGTTGAATCAACGTCCTGTTTACCATACTCTTCCAAGATTGTCCATGACATCTCATCAGGACCAACCTCCCAGTTATTAATCAGTCCTGTTTTCTTTTGCTGGACTGCACGCCTCTTACAAGAAGCATCGAGACTTATCTCTCTGTTCATGCCCCTAGCCAGTAGGTACTCGATGCCCATCGTATCCCACACCTGACCATCGTAGGTGAAGCCACAGTGCAACAGCCACTGGAGGTCGTACTTAATGTTGTGCCCCACCAACAGCGTTGTGGAATGCAGAACACTCTGCAACAAACTGAAGTTGTTTGGGGTAGGTTTTTTTTCAGAGTGGTAGAAGCACAGGTAGTTTTCATTTCCTATGCTTGTTTTGTATCCGACTGACACCAATTGGTTGCTGCCAGAGTATGGTGTACTGTCCTTTTTAGAAAAGGTGTTCTCAATATCGAGACAGGTAATCATACGTAGTACTTTCCTGTTGCAATGTCCAAGAAGGCATGGGCCGTCCCGTGCCAACCGTTAACTTTGTTCTTGCTTATTGTTAGGAAACGTGTGTTGTCCTCAACACCCAAGCCCTTGCCGATGCCAAGGATAACGTCAGCCTCGCCAGCCTTGCCGGTACGACTGTTGTCCATCATGGAGAAGTCAATGATCTCCCGCTGGTGCGCCTCGTAGTTAGCCTGAGACACAGCCCAAACAAGGCAGTCGTTGCGCTTGGCTAGTTCCCGACCCGACACGTACAGTTCCTTCAGTCGCTCATCGCCGCGCCCAAAGTCACCACCAATCTTGACCTTATCTAGCTGGTCAATAAGTATAACGTCTGGCTTGTTGAGTGCAGTAAAACTACCGAGTTCTGTTATATCTGTACCAACGGAATCAATGACAACAAGGTTACTGCCAATAACAGAATCATATGTTTCTTTGTAATCATGTTTGTTCTCCACAAGAGTGTGCTTATCCACACCAAAGAAAGCTGTGGTTATTCTAAGCTTTACTTTCTTAGCCAGTTCCTCGTTAGCCCAGTAGTGTACCTTCTTACCTTGTGCAAGGTACTGAGCCACAAGGTGTGAGCAGAAGCTCGTCTTGCCTACCTCTGGTCTGGCAAAGATGATACCAAAGTCTCCCCGGTTCATACCCGGTAGATGATCTTCCAAGGTAGGAACCCCAAACAAAAACTCCGGGGGCTTGCTGGTGGACTCCATCAACTCTTCAAATGTGTCCTTGACAATGGTGAAGGTTTCGTGTCCTTCCATTGAGTTGTTAGTCACACGGTCCATGAGCTTGGCAATGTCAGCAAACGCATTGGGGTCGTCACCAACCCAGAACTGTACCGCCTTCTCTCCGATAAGCTTTGCCATGCTGCGTTCCCAGAACGTCTTGGCATAGTCGTAGGCCAAGTCATCATCCATGTCTGGCACATTACATAGGCTGCCGATCAGTTGCTTTGCATCCTCGTCTTTGCTGTCAGGCATGGCAGGGAACATCATCTTGTGTACTGCCAGCACAGCCTTGTCATCCAACACATCAATGTTCTCGTACCGCAGGTGAGCCTCAGTGATAGCCTGTGCTATCGACCTCCACTCCTTTGGGAACATCTGTGGTGTTATGAAGTTTTTAATCTTCTCCCAGTTTTTAGTTTTAAGGGTAGAGGCAAGAAGATTTAACTCTAGGTTTTCCATTCTTTATTACGTTCCTTCTAACTAAGAAAATCTTCAAGGGTGTCGTCATCCATATTCTTGATGTCAATGTCTGGAAACAACACAGACACACCCGGCACCTTATGCTTGAGGGTAGCACACATCGACATGCTTTTCAATGCGGCGTCCTTATCTAAACAAACCAATAGCTTATTAAAATTTTTGTTGATTAAATACCTTTCTAGTGTTGGGGACAAAGACGTACCGGACAGCGCAATGCCAACGAAGCCATCCAGAGTAGAGACAACACATGCAGATGGTATGTCCTCGACTATCACAGCAGTCGAGCCAGAGCCTACAATGTATTCGGATGGTTGGTCTGTGTACTTGTACCACTTGGGCAAGCCACGCTTGTACAGGGTACGACCAACAGCGTTGACTATCTTACCCGGCGTTTCGCAATCCTCTACAAGAAACACAACACGGTTTAACTTTAAGTCATACTTAACCTTGATGTGCTTTTCTTTGTGCATGGAGTAACACTGCACCCGCTGCAAGTAGTTGATAGCTTCCTTGCTGTACTCAGGCTCAATGAAACTATCCGTTGGTAGGAACTCTTTTGTTTCCTTAAATGCTGGCCTCCTGTCTTGTACTGTAAACAGGGAACCCAATTGAGTTGTTTTGTTAAGCCCAACAAAGGAAGCACCCTTATTGTCACAGTCAGCCTTAAAACAATTGTAGATTACTTGGAATGTTGCCGGTAGATATGTAGCAGAAAAACTATTGCTACCACCACAAACAGGACAGTCAGCCCTAAGTCTTCCTAGCGCAACTGTTTCTTCTATACAGTCGTCGTTAGTCTGTAGGGTTTGGAAGTTCATTGAAGTATCTCTCCATTTCCTCTTCCATCAGTTCTTCTTCATACTGCTTCTTCTTCATCTTTACCACTCGCTGGTGGTATTTTTTTTCTTGAAGCTCGTGGGCAAATTCGTTTCTATTCTTAGGCGGCTTCATGCGTTCCCTGTCTTTTCGTTGGTGTTTCATAATCTCCTCTTGTGGTCATACTGGAGGGGTAGTAGTAGGTTTAGCCCCTGACGGGGTGAAACAATCCTAGCTATCAAGAAACCTTGCGTCAACCCCCTTGCAAGCGTTTTGTTTCCATGCTACATAAGTAAGGTCGTAATCGTAGGGTGTCAACAAGCAGTGGTTGACGTAGTTGCAAGAATGAGGGTGGCGCTTGCAAAAACAAAGGAAGGAAATGGAATGGAAGTCAAGAAGGTTACACCAACACACGACAAGAGTTGGTACATAAAGTGGGTAGCCACAGCATTTGTAATTTTTGGTGCTGCCCTTAATTCCTTTGACATCGAGCCATACAACATAGGCTGTCTTATGGTGGGCACATCCCTTTGGTTAGTGGTGGGCTTGCTGTGGTTTGATCGTGCGCTGATAGTAGTTAATGCAAGCATACTTGCTATATACCTTGCAGGAATACTGTCTTACTTTTATTACACAGGGCTTCCGCCGGTATGATTACAGTTGACATCACACCAGTTATGAAGCAGAGGGCTACTCGTAAAGCAAACTCGATGGGCAAGCTGTACGGTAGCATTACCAAAGGTAGAGGCAACGGCATTGGCTTTCTTGGAGAGGAGGTCGCCAACTTTATCATGGAAGGCGACAACATCAACAGCACAAAAAAATACAACAAGGACTATGACATTGTGCTGCCTAACGGCACGACTGTTGA